TTGTATATGTATATATACACTACTGCGGCGAACTACTTAAAGAATACAAAGTTAGACTTGATAACTGCGGTAAAGATGGAAGGCAAGCACAATGGTTAAGGTCAGATTGAACAGGCAGGAGCTGGCAGAGGTTCAGCAGGCAGCGGCGCTAAGGTGGCAGCTTGCGAGAGCGTCTGCAGTGGCCAACCAAAAGAGGGCGGCGGTTGACGATAGTCAGTTGGACGTTCTCGGGCTGAAGGCGGAATGCGCGGTGGCCAAGCTGTTTGGTGTGGCAAGCAATACGCAGGCGCTGGGGATAGACAGTGGCCAGGATGTTTGGGTTGGAGAATTTAGCATCGACGTCAAGGCGACGTTCCATCAGACGGGGGTTTTGCTGTTCAAGTCGGCGGCGGCCTTCAAGGCAGATTGCGCGGTGCTGGTGACGGTAACTGAGGAAAGCGATGTGATGAACGTGGTTGGCGGGGTAAGTCGAAAGATGTTCCTTGAACGGCACCGGCAGGCCGACCTGGGGCGTGGGCCGTGCTTAGTCATGGGGCAAGATGAAATTTGGCCGATTGAAACGCTTTGGCGGAAATTGGCGGAAATGAGGTTTCAGTGATGGCAAGGGCTGGCAAGGTGAAGGCGCCAGTGCGTCAAAAGAAATCTGACAGGCTGACACACCCGAAGGTCAGCGAGGCGGAACAGATTATTGATTATACGATAGCACCACTGCAGCGGGCCATTCAGCAGGCGGACGAAAGGTGGGGAATAGATATGCTGCCCGAGCTAGTTTCGCCGGAATCAGCGGCCAAATGGGGGCTATGTATGGCTAGGCTTAATGAAGCGATTGATAAACACGACACAGAGGGCGTTACGCAGTGGGTAGGAGCGTCTTTGCGCGGTTTGGGTCACATGGAAGCCGAAGCGGTAAAGCTGGGGGCCAGCAGGGCGCCAGAGGGCGTGTTTGAGGTGGAAGATGGCAGCGGGAATATCTTTGCAATCATGGAAGACGGCAGAAGCTGGCAATCAATACAGAAAAGCATGCCTGAAAGAAAACTTTTGACACGGCGTGAGGCTGCAGTGGCTATAGCATTTTATCAGCAGCACGCGCTTGGAATAATGGTTGACGAGATAAAGCAGCACTTCCCCCAAGCAGAGGTTTTGGGGGTGGCGAAAGATGATGATCTAAACGACGAGATAAATTTTCTATAAGAGGCTGCACAGGGGCTGTTTGCCGGTCTGGCCATTCGTGATACCTTTAAGCGTGACAAGAGGCATGCACGGGAAGCACAATGACAGAGACAGGTAAACGAGGGCAGTGTATGTATTGCCACGAGCCTTTCCTGATTGGTAAGCGGAAAAGGCTGTTTTGCTCAGACAAGTGCAAAACTAGATACAGCCGTGAATTTAGGTCTTGTTTTTATTGCGGTAGCATAGCTGACACGCGCGACCACATAACGCCACACGCAACAGAAAAGCCAAACAGCTTTAAACGGCAGTGGTCAACCGACTACGTTAATGCGTGCAGGGAATGCAACTCAATACTCAGCGATAACTTCCCATGGTCGCTGTATGATCGCGTCATGTATTTGCACGACAGGTTTAAGCAAAAGAAAAAACTCAACAGGCCGTTTGTTGAATGGGATGAAGATGACCTTGAAGAGGTTTCAGACACAATGCGAACTTGGATAGCAAACGAGCAGCAAAAACGCTGGGCGGATGAAAGAAGGCTTAGCCACATAAGGCTTGTTGCATTGAAGGTTGCAAAGTTTCAGAATGGAGACTTGCAAGACGGTGAAGAGGATTGAGCGGCATGGAAAACGAGCGCACAAAGGTTCTGCAAGAGGCAAGCGAGCTTATCAACGGGGCGCGTCAACAGGACTACGGCACGCCACGGGCAAACTTTAGCGCCATTGCAGATATGTGGGCGGCCTACCTTGGCGCTGACATTGAGCCGCGCGACGTGGCAAACATGATGGCGCTGCTTAAAATTGCCAGGCTGCGGATGGCAAACCATAGGGATTCGTCTGTTGACGGTGCCGGATACCTTGCGCTTGGGCATGAGTTAGGTTTAGACTGACAATGTGTCACCGTTTGGCACATTCCTCCCTGAAACTGGCCAGCGCTTTGTGTGCTGGCCGTTTTTTTAGGTGACGTGATGGAGAATATTGTAATTGATCCCGGCCAATTTGACGAAGAAGAGCTGCAAGAAATTGTCGAGCTGTTTGTTCTAGGGTCTGTTGAAATGATTGCAGATGGCGAGGATGCAGGGCTGGTGACAACGGCGATGGCAATCGCTTTGCGCATGTTGCTTGAGGAATACGGGGAAAAAGAGCGGCTGCACTAGGTGAGCCGCTCTTTGCTTTTGTCAGAATAGGTAGAATGGTGCGGCGCAGATTGTGAACAGTGCGATTGCGCCAAGTAAGTCGCTGATAAAATGTTTCATGCTGTTGCCTCCAAATCTGGCAACCATTCCAGACGCCAGCGGTAGCAATTTAAATTGATGTAGCGATTGCGGCGCGTGGGCTTGCTTGCGTGATTCCATGAAATGCGCGCCTTGTGTTGGGTTGCCTTGCTATCTGTATAGATCACAACGTCACGCTTGGTCGGCGCTAGTGCAAAGGTAATGGCGCAGGGTGTCGGCTCTTTGCGGGCGTAAAGGGTAATCATGCTGCGGCCTTTCTTGCTGCGTCTGCGCCTGCAATAAATGCGCGGATGTTGTCATAAGTTTCACGGGCAGTGCCGCGCGGGGTTATGTCGCGTTCGCCGCCGTTTTCATTGCAAATCTGGCTAAGGCGGTAGCCGCCGTAAGCACAATCCAAGACATAAGTGCCGGTGTTTGCCGTGAACTTGCCGTCTGCGTCTTTGCTGTATGCCTGCAGGCTATAGCCAAACATTGCGTTCAGGTTGTCGATTTGGTGCTGCAGGTGTTTCTTTGTGATGCGGGTTGTCATGGTGTGTTTCCTTTCTGGAATAATGGGGTTGGTGGTGGGGCAGAAGCCCACTGTTGTTAGGCTGCTCTGCCGGATCGCCGCCACGGCAGGGGGGATTCGTTATAGCAAACCTTCCACCATAGCGTTCTGCATTGGGCGGTAGTCATGCCGAGCCTAAAGTCCTCCGTGTTTTTTTCCTCAATAACTACAGCCTCTGAGCCGTCCGGTAGAGATGCGGCGAAAGAGGTGGCGTCCGCCTCGCTTAGGAACATCTCGCTCTTACGCTTCATTTTTCAGCCCCTTCACGATGCCCTTAAGTGTGTCCACCGATTTCTCTGACAGAAGCAGCGTGTCCTCTGCCCACTTCCCCGTAATCAGGATGCTGCCATCCTCACGAGCGTGAGCGTGGAAACCGTTGCCAAGCGGCGTTGATTTGATGAGTTTCACTTTGTTTCTCCGTGGTTGAGGTTATTTATAGACCGTTTCGGACTTGCTGAAATACACCGACGCTGGCAGGCAAGCGGGCCATATCCCGGCGGCTGTTAGCGTGCTGCGCTTTGTCCAGATGTTTCCGTTGATTTCGAATGTGTCGCCAATGTTGAGGCTTGCAAACAGCACTGGTTTTGCATTCTGTTTGTGGATGGTTGCTGGGGTTTGCATTGTGTCTGCCTTTCTGTATCAACGTCCATAAACAATACATAAAGCACCCACCAACACAATGCAAGCACAAAATGCAAAAAAGATCGAAAAAAGTTTGGCAACACTCCCAGACGCACAGCGGCCAACACTGACGCACCCGCGCGCGCGTTCATATATATGGCCGGGAAGGTCTGCAAAGCTGCAAACCCAAGTTTGCAAATGTGCAAAGCCTACACAACATGTAGTGCGCGCGCACGCCAGCACCTGGCCCGCAGCCGTTCACAATCACGCAAGCCTTTGATTTAACATCGCTTTCACCTTGTGCTTGCATGGCAGCTCGCGTCAATAGTGTTAACATAATAGGTATTATGCGCGTTTGCATGGCGTTGGCGCCAGGCGGCGGCGATGTTGACCCCCCCCCGCCTCGCGTTTTTCGGGGGGCGGTGTTATTATCTACCCTCCGACACATCCTGCTAAAAAATTTTCAAAAAAAAATTTCACAAACATTTTTTACTGATAAAATGCCCACAAATTCACAGGAGGCAAACATGGCTGGTAAGCCACTGACGAAAAAACTATTCGCTGATCTGGAAACAGCAGCGCAGAACGAAGGCAAAACTGCTGCCGACTTTTTGTATGATTACATTGCTGACGGCGGTTCAGTGAAGTCGCTGGCTGCTAAGTTGGGTTTTAACCGGTCGCATGTCAGCAAGGAGTTGAACGCGCATCCTGAATTTCGCAAAGTGCTTGATGACGCGAAGAAGCAAAGCGCGGAGGCCTTGATTGAAGATGCCAGCGAGATGGCTGACGAGATGGCTGAAAGGATTGACAACGGCACAGATGTGCGCAGCGAGCGTATTGCTGTCTTGCGTGAGCAGATCAACATGCGCAAGTTTCGTGCTGCATCCAGAGACCCGCAACAGTTTGGCAAGCAGGACAATCACATTACGATTAACTTGGGCGATTTGCATTTGGATGCGCTGCGGAAGACGCGCAGCAACGTGATTGACATTACGCCGAGCGGGGATGCAGACGATGAGTGAACAGCAGGACAACCCGCTTCTTGATTTTGTGAACATGTATCGGGCAGACCCGGTGGCTTTTGTTAAGGAGGTTCTTGGCGGGACGCCGACGCCGTATCAGGAGGAAGCGCTTGCTGCGTTGGCCAAGGGCGAGCGTAAGATGTCAATCCGGTCTGGCCACGGCACCGGCAAGTCAACTTTTGCCAGCTGGGCTATGCTGTGGTTTGTGATGTTTCGGTTTCCAAACAAGGTTGTCGTGACGGCGCCCACCACTGGCCAGCTTTTTGACGCGTTGTTTGCCGAGCTGAAAAAGTGGATTACCGAGATGCCGAAGGCTTTGCAGCCTTTGCTGAACGTGAAGTCTGATCGTGTTGAGTTGGTTGCGGCGCCAAGTGAAGCATTTATTTCGGCTAGAACGTCACGAGCTGAGACGCCAGAGGCATTGGCCGGTGTTCACAGCGAGCATGTGCTGCTTGTTGTTGACGAGGCCAGCGGTGTGCCTGAGCCTGTGTTTGAAGCCGCTGCGGGGTCGATGTCC